GAGCCCAGAGAACGCCGCCGCCTCCAGGTTGAGGTCCGCCGTCCCGATGCGGCAGCGGCCGTCAAACGGAGCCACGTCGCGGACTGTGGCCGAGACGCCGATGCCCGTTTGGGTATGCCGTAGCCGGCAGTCCTCGAGCCCCGTCACCGGGTAGCCCGTCTTCGGGTAGTCCGGGTCTGCGATGACCCGGGCTGACTCCACCCGGAGGTCGTCGTGGAACCGGACGAGGATATTGCGGGTGCGGATCTGCCCGCCGTCGCTGGCGGGCATTTCGTAGCGGCCGTCAACGATCTGGTAGTTGCTCGAGCGGACGATGCCGATCAGGCTGCCGCCGTGAGCCAGGACCGTGGGATTGAACGTCGACCAGCCTTCGTGGGCGGGCTCGATGTCGATGCGGTAGTGCCGGCAGGCGACGAGCTCGTCGAGCGTCGGCGTGTACCACGTTCGGTTTGCCCGGACCATGTGCTCGACATCCTGCGGGAGGTCGTGCCGGGCGAGAAGCCGCTCGCACGCCCGGCGACCGGTGTCGAGCTCGCCCGAGTAGTAGGCATGGGCGGAAAGGGCGATATCGTGCTCGGCGCCAATCATGGCGGCCCAGTGTGCCGGGAACAGAGCGGAGACCGCAGGGGGTCAGTCGCTCACAACCCAGCCGCCTCAACGAACGCCGCCTCAGCCCGGAGCGACCGGCCAAGGGATGGCGCCGGTGCCGGAATAAGACTGCGGCAGATCGCGGAGCGCCTGGCGGTAGGTCGCCCACGCTGCCTGCTGCTCTGCGGTTAGTGGCGAGTCGCTCGCCTGCGTGTAGTCGGTGAGGCCCATTAGTAGGTCACGCACATGGCGCAGGTAGGCCATGCGGTCGCCTTCTGGTGCGGGCCTCGTCGCCAATGCCGCGAGCAGTTGCCGCGTGAACTTCGGAGGCTGCGGCTGCACGTCGTAGCTATCACCGTCAAAGACGATGGCAGACCCGAGCGTTACGCCAAGCTGCGACAGATCGTCCCAATCAAGGGGCGGGTTTTTCATCATGCATACACCAGCCTGACGTGGCCCCAAATCCAATGATTGTTTGAAGTGTCGCCGCCGTTACCAACTTCGTACTTGATGTTTGCGTTTGATGCCGCACCAGAGCTGGGCGCGCTGGCGCTGGTTGCGACCTGCGTGCCGTTCACTAGGAGATATGCGTTGCCGGCCCCGTCCGACATGACCGCCAGCGTGTCGGGCGTCCCGGTGGTATTGTCCGTGGCACTGTCGACTGCGAATGCGCTGGTGCCGTTGTGGCCCACTAGCCAGTACCGACTGTTTCTCGACTCCACACCGATGTATCTGGTCGTCGGCGCGCCAAACGAATTGGTCACTCCGTCACCGATTGCCACGCGCATGATGTGATTTGAGCCACTTCCGGCCGACCTGTTCGTGCGGGCCACGATCATCACTGGCTTAGTCCAGTTGAGCCGGCCGCTCGTCACTCCGGTCATGATGGGCCAGCCGATGCCGCCGAGGTTTTGCGCGTAACCCGCCGTGCCGTTCGCCGTCGCACCCGACTGGGTTTGCACCCAGACAGACACGCCGCTCGCAGAGCCGCCCGACGCAGTGTAGGAAGTCCCGCCGGGGCCGAAGTCCAGCACGGATAGCCTGGAGTCCAGTGCTCTTGCGGCGTTCATAACCGCAGTGGTGTCCCTCCAAGCCGCCGCCTGTGCGGCTGTCGCAAAGGTCAGCCGTGCAGCGTCCAGGGTGCCGCTAGTCAGCGAGCTGGCCGAGGTAGTCGCTGTCGCGTTGCTGCCCGTCGCCCCAGTTGCCCCCGTGGGGCCCGTCGTCGTGGATGCCGCACCTGTCGGGCCTGTGGCACCGTCCACGCCGGCAGGCCCAGTGCTGCCAGTCGGCCCGGCCCCGCCCTGCGGACCGGTCGCACCAACGCCGCCCGCGGCACCCGTGGGCCCAGTTGCCCCGTCGACACCGATCGTCCCGTTGCTGCCCGCTGGCCCGGTCGGCCCGGTCACGCCGACGCCCTGCGGCCCCGTTGCACCCGTGGATCCGGCAGTCGCAAAGAACCCGGCGAGCGTCGTGAGCGTGACCCGCTTCGTGGCCCCGTCCGAGACGATGGGCACCACGTCCGGTCCCGTGACGGCCGTATCGAGCGGCAGCTGCGTGATGCGTTTGATGGGCATGGGCTACTCGTTGGCGAACGGCGTCGTTGGCGGCGTGAAATTGGCGGTGTAGCGGGCGACGCCCTTGGTGACGCGGAACTCGTCGATGTAGCCGACGAAGGATGCGGAACTGGAGTGCGTGTAGCTGCCGACCGTCGGCACCCGCGTCGTGTCGTCGAAGTCCGTCGTGTTCTCTGTCGCGGTGCCGCCGACGCCGTCGCAATAGACCGTCACGTCGCCAGAAGCCCGCACGACGGCAACGTGGTGCCATTCGTCTGCGTCAACGAGATTTCCGGCTGGGCCTTCAATCGCGGCACCGCCTCCAGAGTCCGTGCCAACGAAAAACACTTTGTCGGAGCTATTGACGCCAAACAAAACATAGTTCGTGCCGGACTCGGTCTGAGCAAAGATTTGAGCTTCGCTGCCAGCGCTGGTCCGATAAATCCACGCCTCGATCGTGAAGTCGCCCGTGCCATAGGCAAAGTCGCTGCCCGCAGGCACGGTGAGAGTTTCGCTGCCACCGAAGTCGCCGCTCTTGCCTCCGAACTTGCTCTGCGCCGTCGTCTGCGTGACGCCGTTCGCCGTGACCGTCAGGTTGTTGGACGACGAGTCCACGAACGACGACCCGCTGCCGTCCATGTGGAGCAGCAGCGAGACGCTCGCGAAGTCTGGGTCTGGCGTGATGGCACCAGGCCAGGTACTGGCACGCCTGAACCGCTCGGCGTCGCGGACAGACCAGATGCCAGACGCCGCCGAAGTCGACGGGACACGGTTGAACCCGATGTATCCGCCTGGCTGGGGCATCACGAAATCTCGATGTAGGAGCAGACGAACTCCAGATCGTTCGACGCCGACGGCATGACCGTGATGGATCGGTCCTCCTCCAGCCAGACCGGGGCGTCCTTGGCGATCACGACGAGCGTCGCGTCCGCCGGCACGTCGACCGTCGAACAGATGGCACGCCCGGTCCCGCCGCCGTCGTCCTCGCTGTGGATCTTCACCGTCACCGCACAGGCACTTGTCCCGTCGACGTTGGCACAGTAGAGCGACGTGATCTGAAACGCTTTGCCGCTGCTGGCCGCATTGGAGACAAGGACCGTCCCGGTGGCTCCAGTGACGCTGGAGAGGTAGGCGGTCTTCGCCGTGATGGTGGTCGGTCCGACGATGTTTGGGGCTGCCATGGAACTACCCTAGTGCGAGGATCAATCCAATCGGTGAGACGGCGACCGGGCCGGTGGGGCCGGTCGGTCCGCCGCTAGGCCCCGTGGGGCCTGTCACGGTCGACGCAGGGCCAGTCGGCCCCGATGGGCCCGTGATGCCAGTAGGTCCGGTGACGGTCGATTGAGGCCCAGTGCTGCCGGTAGGGCCCGTCGGGCCGGTGGCCCCTTGTGCTGCCGTTATGAGAATCCCGCCGACGTAGATTTGGCTTTCCGTTGGGCCAGACGTTACCGCTGGGGCTGGCCCAGTTGGGCCCGTGCTGCCAGTTGCGCCAGTTGGCCCCATTGGGCCGGTGATCCCTGTCGGGCCTGTCGGGCCAGTGACGCCAGTTGGTCCAGTAGGCCCGGTGACGATAGACGCTGCGCCTGTCGCGCCTGTTGATCCGGTCGGCCCCGTTGGACCTGCGACACCCGTTGGCCCAGTCACGGTAGACGCCGCTCCAGTTGGCCCGGTTGGCCCCGTGCTTCCTGTCGCGCCAGTCGGGCCTGTGATGCCGGTCGGGCCCGTCGGCCCCGTTACACCAGTGCTGCCCGTGGGTCCAGTCGGCCCAGTCGAGCCCGTAGGTCCGGTCACGACGGACGCCGCCCCGGTTGGCCCCGTCACCTGCGGCCCCGTTGGCCCGGTGATCTCCAGTGTGATGCCGGTCGGCCAGCCGCTGACGCTGTCCTTCGGCCCGTAGAGCCGACGCCCCTCGCGGTCGATGAACAGGTCGCCCGGGTTGCCCACGCCGCCCGTCGGCGCAGTCGTGCCCGAGAGTACGGGCGAGGCACCGGACGGCAGCGAAAAAAACGGCATGACCTACTCCTAGGCGATCAGCAGATCGCCGCCCTCGGTGGCGATGTACGTCACGCCGCTGTCGGCCTGCGTGGTGTGGACCCGAACCACCAGCCGGAACCCGTCCGCGTAATGCCAGAGCGGCACCCCGCGAGGGGTCCGCACTTCGTAGGTCACCGCCACGCCGTTGATGGTCTCGACGATCCGGTCGCCGTGGAGCGGCTCGCCAAATGGCAGATCCGCATCGGCGACGAGGAAGTCCCGCGACTCCCACCGCTCGAGCACGCCGCTGGAGTTGGACGACTCAAACGCCGAGTTGCCCAGGGTCGCCTGAATCTCGACGGCCGAGTTGCCCCGAACGTAGACGACGGTGCGGCTGGCAGCAGCCTTCAGCTGCCCAGCCAACCACGCGGCGCCATTGGCGAGCAGATCCGGCACGGATCACCTCACGACTCCACGCAACGCCCCGGCGGCGCGCAGGGTGTGATGGCGCACCGGCCGGGGGTTGCGGGGAGGACGGGACTACTTGTTGATCAGCACATGGACGCTCGTGTCGCCCACGAGCCGGGCCTTGGCGAGCTTGCCGGCGGCGGCGCCGGTCGAGGCATGCGCCACGCCCGAGGTCGCGTACCAGTTGATCGCGGAGCCCTGGGCGCCGGTGGCACCCGTGGCGACCGGCATCTCGAACACGCCCTCAACCGCCAGCGAGCCGAGCGCGTTGGCAGCGATGGGGCGGGGGGCGACGCCGATGAGCGAGCCGATCACGACGACATCGCCGGCCGCCACGGCCGAGCCGGGCGTGTAGTCGAGGAGGTCGCCATCCTGAACGAAAGAAGCCATGAGAAACACCTCGTCAGAGTGAAAGGGTTGTGGTGGGCCCAGGCGGGCGGGCACGATTGCCCGCCCGCCTGGTCAGAATCACGTCGCGGAATCGCACTTCATGCCGGCGAGGTACTCGGCCTTGGCGACGCCAAAGTCGAAGTAGCCCCGCATCTGCACGCCGAGCGTGTTGAAGTCGGCTTCCGCCGTCTCCACGATCGGGCTCTGCACGCCGTTGAGGAACGCCACCTCCATCGCCGGCAGATCGGCCGGCGACGCCAGGAGGTAGTAGTCCGTCGTGTTGGTCAGGTAGCTGGACGCCACCACCTGATACCGCCCGGCGAGCACGTTGCGATCCGGGCCAGCGGACGAACCGCCGACCAGGAGCGACGAGCCCATGATCTCGGCCGCGGTGAGCTCGAGGTCCACCGGCACAAGCAGGATTCGCGGCTCGACCGCGACCGGGTTGTTGTCGGGATCCTTGAGCTTGCGGAACTTCGTGGCGAGGGCCTTGAGGTTCGCCAGCGACAGGGCCAGGGAGCCCGCCGACAGGTTGCCCCGAGCCGTCGTGAAGAACGAAGCGTCGTCCACGAAGTCGGCCCAGAACACGTCGTTGAGCTTCAGGGCACCGCCCCGACCGATCCGCTGCGGGACCGCGGTGAGGGCACCGAGGTCGTCGTTGATCAGGTCCGTCCGGGTGACCGAGGTCATGATCCCGTAGGTGTCGGCACTGATCGTCCGGCTCTCTTCGGAGGCCGCCGCGTTCTTGAGCTCGCCACCGTTGGCGACCTTCTCGAACTTGAAGCCGCCGTTGAGCCGGTAGCTCGTCAGCGTCTTGAAGTCGTTGACGCTGCGGACCGACGAGATCGACCGCCAGGTCGACTCGACGCTGTTGAACCCGGCGAGCAGGAACTTGTTCGCCGTGTTCGACAGGATGCCGGCGATCGAATGGGTCGCCCACGCGGCGGCCAGGATCGGACGGATGGTCGCGGAGTTGAGCCGCCGCGGGCCTTCGTAGCCATTCGCCACGGCCGCCTGGACGATCACCTCACCGAGCGAGAGCTCACGACGGGCCTTGTGGGCCGCCTCGAGCACCTCGGGCTTGTAGGCCTTCTCCGCACCGGCCAGGCCGCCCTGGAGTGCGAACGAAGCCTCGATCACCTCGGCCGTCGGGGCCGAGTCCTTCACGACGTGAACCGCCGGGGCGGTGGGCCGCTCGTCGCGGGCCGCGGTCAGCTTTTCCATGTTCTCGACCTTCTTGGTGAGAGCGTCGATCGAGGCCTTCAGCGATTCGCTGTGGTCCACGACCTTCTCGGGCTCCGCGGCGACCTCCGCCGTGGCTGCCACGACCGGGGTCTCGACGACCTCGTCCGTGGGCTTCTGGGTGGCGGCATCCGCCATGAGAGACTCCTCTGCGACTTCTTCAGCCGCGATAGAGACGGCGGTACTGCGATCCGCCCCGAGGGTTACAAAACTGGTCTCCCGCAGCGTGGAGGCCCGTACAACGCGGACAGGCCCGACGAGGGTCTGCCCGTTAGCGGTGGTGGACTGGTCGTCCGCAAACTTCAGGTGGCGGCCCACGTCGGCTCCGACGCTGGCCTGCCACTGGTAGCCCTTCTCAGCCAAGGCGAGCACCTGGCGGGCGTTCTCGTTGTCGGCGAGGATTTCGCCCTCGACGACGAGCTCGTTGCCCTGCACGGTGGGCGTGCCCTGCCCGAGGATCGACCCAAGGGCGTAGTCGTGGCCCAGCACGATCGGGATCGTGGATGGCAGCGTCATGCCGGCCAGGTCGATGACGACCGGCTCTCGGCTCCATCCCTGCCGGATGGGCGACCCGGTGTAGGCGACGATGCGAAACTTCTTCGGTCCCGACGCAGACTCGCCGTCGGCAGCCTGGAGAAACGTCACGTCGCTGGCGAGCTTGATGCTGCTCATCACAGGAACTCCATGAGGTCGGCGTCGTCGTCGCACTCGTAGTCGATGTCTCTCACGCGTCGGCCTCCTGCGG